CGCACTCCCACAACAAGTCTTTGGCCTTGCGCTTGATCTTCTCAGTGAACCTGCCGGCAGTCTTGAAGTCTTTCAGCTTGATCTTAGTTGTCATGTTGACGGTCAGAATCTGCACCGCCGCCAACGCGACTTCCGGCCCGTACTCTGCGGCTACGGCGTCGTAGAATTTGTTGTAGTTCATTGTTAAACCCTCCACGTTATCGGTCTGCATATCGACCAAGTCGGCATCCAAAATGCAGGGGCCGATCAAGTCTGCTGTTTTGGTTTTCATATCTCAATCCTCCAGCAACAGCATCAAGCGCTCGGTGCCGATGGTTTCGACGGCGGCTTCGGCGGCTTGCTCGGTAGTCATGGTCGAATCCCTAACATTGCTCGGTTGAACGCAGCGAATGCGCGCTGCGAAGGTAGGTGCCCGGCGAGCGACCATTCGAAGATGTAACCGAGGGTGCGCTTCAGCTGTCTGCGTTCGTCGTTAAACAAGAAGACGCAGAACGGCGCGGCTGCGACACCATCGAAGAAAACCGCGTCGTCGCACTTGTATTCCAGCCAGCGTTCTTTGAACTCGGCTTCGCGGTCGTCATCGGCCAAGCACCACGCGAGCTGCCAAGTCAAGTCCTCCTGCTCGCATGTGGTGAAGACCTTGATATCTCGGCTCACGACGCCACTCGCTTAGCCACCATCGCTGCGGTTATGGTTTCTGCCCGCAGTACAGTGAACTGCAGCTCGCTACGATCATGCAGTGAGTAGGTGTATTTACCGTCGGTGTAGTGTTTCTCGACGATAACAGCATGGTTGGCGAGGGTTTCTGCCATTGACGCGGGCAAGACCAGCACGCCGTTGTATGGCATCTCAAGCGCGATGTAGTTGGTTGGTTTGTTCATGATGTTCTCCAACTCGACGACATAAATGTCGTCGAGTTCTCATAGAGCGGTTGCGTTGATGTCAGAGCAGCACGTCGCTGTGCTTCACAGACCAATCGATGAATGGCCGGGTCGATGCAACGCTCGGGTCTTTGCGCACAGCGTCGCGCACAGTGACGACGTTGAACTCCACCGGCATGCGGTCGGTGTATTTCAGGATGTTGCTGATCGTCTGCTGGCTGGCGCGCATGCCGAGCGCAGTGCTCAGCGCATACAGCGTCGCCGGGTCTTCAGGTACTGGTACGCTGTCCGGGTTGAGCAGGATGGCGTCCGGGCTGGGCATCTGCTGGTATGTGCGCAGGAAGCCTTCCAACTCGGCCGCTGCGCCCTCACCCACTGTGCCGGCCAGCATCTCGTACTGGATGTCGCCCGGCATGTTCTGCTCCAGCAGGTCGTTGACGAACTGCCAGCTGCGTGGAGTCGGGAAGGCTTTCTGGTTCGGATCGAATGCATGCAGCAGGTTCGGCCGGAAGCGCAGGAAGCCCAGAACCTCCGTACGGATGCCGTTGTCGATTGCCCACTTGCTCCAATCCTCCAGACTCACGTCGTAGTTGATGTGGATCAGGCGGTTGCTCAGCGGTGCCGGCATGCGGTGCGTGGCGCCACGGTCGGTGTCGCGGTTGCCTGCAGCCACGATGTCCCAGCCCTCCGGCAGCTCATAGTTGCCGATACGACGGTTCAACAGCAGCTGGTATGCAGCAGCTTGGACAGCCTGCGGCGCGGCATTCAGCTCGTCGAGGAACAGGATGCCGGGGCCGTCTTTCGGCGTTGGCAACTCGTCGCTCGGCAGCCAGTGAGTCGTGCCGGTCTTCTTGTCGGGTTGCGGGAAGCCTTTGAGGTCGGTCGGATCGCACAGACTGAGACGCATGTCGGTCAGCTCGCGACCGAGGGACTTGGCGACCTTGGCAACTACATCGGATTTGCCGACGCCGGGTGGCCCCCAGATGAAGGCAGGACGACGGGCGTTGATGGCGATACGGAGCGCTTGCTCCACCTGAGTCGGTTTCATAGCAGTATTCCTTGAGATGAGGAGTGAGGGGTGTGGTTACTTCGTAAACTTCTTGTGATCCGGGCCGTAGGTAACTACGTGCGGTTGACCGGTCTGCTCGCTGATGAGATCACGGGCTTTCTTCGCTTTCATCTTGTCGGCGAAGAAGGTCTCCGGATGAATCTTGTTGGTGGCGGTGTTGCGTAGTGTGAACAACTTCATGATGAATCTCCGTTGTTGGATCGAAGATAGAATATATTCGATCTTAGATTGCTGGGTAAAGCGGTTTCATTTCACGGCTTTCAGCTTTTGGGGCTGCTGGTCGTTGATGTGGAACAGGTAGGCACCGAACTGGTCAGTGTCCTTCCACTCCACGGTGATACCGTTGTGGGTCTTGCCGTCGATTGCTACCTTCTTGATTTGTATCCTATGGTGCTTGAGCCTCCCGGTGAATTTGTTAGGTGATTCGGGCATGTTGCCCACGTTGTACTGAAAGATCGTGAACAGCTCATCACGACTGATGTTGTAATGCCCGTTGCGTGTTGCCGGTCGATTGATGAGATCGACCAGCACCTTCTTGTAGTCTTCCACTGCGTTGAGACGAGCCATGTTCGACTTGTAGCTGTCGTTGGTCGGCAACGCATCGACGAAAAAACCCATGTTGCCTGCCAACAGGTTGCCTGCCACGGTGTCCATGACTTCTTCGCTGATGGAGATGATCTCTTGGCGAGCATCTGTTTCCAGCGGCGTGCCGGCCAGTTGCTCATCGATCTGGTACTTGATCAGGAAGTCGTGGAAAGACTGCAGCTCGCGTTCGATACGAGCGATTTCGGCCGGAGTGATCTGCAGCTTCTCAGCTTGATAGCCGCCTACGTTGAAGCGTCGATCCCCTGCTTCGATACTGATCGGGTCAGGCATGTTGCTGGCAAATATCCAGTTGCTGTAGTTCTGGACTTCATAGCCTGACTGATACATCTGACGGATAACGATGCGGCCTTCAGTGATGAAGTTCTTCAGCTTGGCAATAACGCCCTTTTCATTGCGTAATGCGCTGGTCTGGACTTCATCGACGAAAACGATGAATGCGTTCTCCATGTAGCCGTTATAGGGCTCGTTGAATTCCTCCATCCGTCGTGCGGCTGTCTGGTTGAAGCCGAAGATCGGGCGGATGATGTTGTTCATCAGCACGCCTTTCCCGGTCCCTTGCACACCGTGCAGCAGCCATGCGGTGCGTGTTTGCCCGCGTGTCTGCAGGATCGTGGCCAGCCAGTTAATGAAGTGCTCTGTTACTGCCTGGTCGTTACCCAGTGCGTGATGCAGCACCTTATTAATGGTTGATGGAATAGCAGTAACTGGGCGAGGTGCGGCCATCATGTATTGCGTGGGGACGAAAGTGTTGACCGTCCGGTTGTTCACATCCACACGCACGTTGTCGTGTGGGTCGAAGCTGATCTCCCACTCGGGGATGAAGTCGCCAAGCGGTAGTCCTACCTGCTTGGCGAAGTGACGGACTTGGGTCTCGTTCTTGGCGATATAGATATCGAGTTCGTCGGTACCGTTGTCATAGGTACCGCGGTAGTACGAACCGCTGCGTTTATCGAGGAACGCCAGATAAGTGATACCGGCAGAGCTGGTACGGCTGGCTTGTGTCACCAGACTGTTCCAGTAATCGGGCAACAGCTCCTTGGTGACGTAGGCCGGCTCACCTTTGAAGTTGTAGATGTAGTCAGGGTTGTCCTCCGGGTGGTAATACGCCCAGCTATCTCCACCGTTCAGGTTGAAGTACACAAAGCCGCGTTCCTGTCGCATCTCGGTGATGGTGGCGACATCGGGTTTGGTCAGTACCTCATGTTGCCCGTATGCCTTGAACACATACTTGCGCTGTGGCACACCCGCTAGCTCACGCAACTCATTGATACGCTCCAGCTCACGCTTGCGGTTTTCAGACGAGCTGGTAATGGCGCCCTTGATGTCAAGGAACTGGTTGGCTTTGCGTACGTGTTGAATACGTTGGCCGAGCTTGCCGCCGGTGAATGGGTCGGCCAGTCCTTCGAAGCGCGGTGTTGCGATGTAGATCAGCTTGTCGTTCTGACAAGTAGTGATGTCCAATGGCCAACGCAAGGCCATGTGAGTCTTGGTCAAGGCCATTGCGTTGTACAGCTCCTGCGTGTTGAAGTTCAGGTCTTTCAACCATTGCTTCAACAACGGTGCCGGCATCGGCTTTATCAGCTGCATGAAGATGTGGCAGCGAAGCAGCTTGTCGCTGACTTTGTAGCTTGCACTGTACTGGACGACGTATGAGATGTTGTCCAGCCCGACCATCTGCAGGAAGTGCTCGACGCTTTGTGCATCGACACCATCAACATCGAGGCACACCCAATCGGTCAGTGCGTTCGAGTCGGTGGAACCGGCGCGTGACTCGTTGACCAACGGACGCTGCAGCTCACCTTTCAACAAGCACATACCCTTGAGGGCTTGCTTGCGTAGTGCGTTGGCGAACTGTGCGAGATCATTGGCAGCCAGTTCACAGCTGGTGAAATTGATTACCGAAGGGTACGAAGATTTCTGGGTCGCGTTCTGTACGCGCTTGAAGGATTTTGTCAGCGGCACATCCGCTTGCAGAAAGTTCAGTTTCATACGGTCTCCTTGTGGTCTTTCAGTCTAACATTGATCTATCTTCGCCGCAGGCACCCGCTTTGAAATTGCCTATTTTTTAGGCAAATTTCAAAATTCCAAAATAAAGTGCTGATAAATCAATGGCCTAAAAACAGGTATTTTTCTAGTATAACTACTCTAAAAAAAATGGCGGGTAGTTTTTGCCTATTTTTTGAGCAATTCCAAACTTTGGGGGTCTCTGGAAGCCGCGCCTAGAGCGGAGTTATGCTAGATGGGTATTTTTGAGGCTTAAAAAAGCCGTTCAGTGAACACTCGTATCGAATTAGTCGATTCTAATATACGAGGGCAAAACACGGCGACTGCACGCAATCGGCGCCGAAAATTGGAATTTTGGAATAATTTTGGAATGGAAATTTTTCTTTGTTTTCATCTACTTATCTCTATATTTCTTATTTATTCCAAAATTCCAATCTGAAAAAGCTATCTAGAAAAAAAATATAGTTCTAAGTAAAAAAGTAGTATTTCTAGATAAGAAAGGTTCGCGTGGTTGGGATCATGGCATGTCGTGTTTTCGGCACACCCGCGTGTGCCGGGGGCCCCTTGGCACCCTCACTTCGGATTCGGATTTGCTGCCACCACACCGAAAGCCCCTACGCCGAAGCGCAGGGGCCGTTGGTGTTACTCGATGCCGTACAGTCCGGCGTCTATGCGGTTTTCAGCGAACGCCCGCTGTACTTCGTTGGATTTATACACCGTGAGCAGTTCGGTGCGAACCTCTGCCCCGAGGTCGACTAGATTGTCGAATCGGTCTTGTGCGTCGCTTCGTTTACCGATGTCTTCCATTGCATTACCGATGGCAGCCATTATCTGTCGGTACGCCATGAATACAAACTGATACTGTTTCCACAGTGGCAGGGCCTCCCAATGTTCGTCAGAAAAGTCTTCCATCGGTGTTTGTTTGAACAACGCTATCAGTTCCATGGTTTCGTTATCCTGTTTTTGTTTTTCCCGTGCAGTGTTTGCCGCCGCACGTTTTGCACGGGCAGCGTCGATCATGCTGGTGGATAACCCAGCTTTTTCCAAGGCTTTTCTGTTCAGCTCGTCGACGATCGTATCGACGCTCGCCGCTGTTGGCTCGATGATCTGCGCCAGAATTTCCTGCGGCATTGTCGGCTTCTGCCGATATTCCGAAATTAACTGCTCTTGTAAAAGTCCTTTATACACTCCGAGTAACTCAAGCCCGTTTACTTTGGGCAGTGGCGGCACGCTGGTTTCCAGCCTGTCAGCCACCGTTTCGTCCTTCTTCCACTCGTTATAGCGGTCGATGGTGTTGCTGCTGTTCCCGAGGTCGCAGAGTGTAAGTCCTAACTCGTCAGCCTGCGCGTCGAGTATGCGGGTGACAGCGTTACGTCGCATGTCCCATAGATGGGCATTTAGGCTGATGTAGCCCAGCGAGTTCGTAATCACGTTCGCGGCAATGAACGCCCGGAACGGGTCGATTGCGTATAACCGTGCTACTACGTCCATCACGTGAGTGACGACGTAAGGTGTGTCTTCACCGGTATGTGCGCCGATTGCGATTGTACGAGTGTTCATGATTTCTTCCTTTATCAAAGTTAGGCAAAATGCCATACCAAAAAAGACAACGCCCCTGAGCGCGCAAGCGATCAGGGGCATAATTAGTTCGCAGTGATGTACTGCGTCACTTCAGCCGTAAAGGCTGAGACTTCGAATTGCTCCTCGTAAGCGAGGAGCAATTCGAGGGGATCACCGTTCCCGTCGTCGGTGTGGCGGGCCTCGACGGCCTCGGTGAGGGCTGTGAAGTCTGCTGCGTATTGTTGCATGTGATTGCTCCGATAAATGCGAGGCCGAGGCCTCCAAATATTATCAACGCGAGTACATCAATGATGAATCGAAAGAACATTGTGCCTCCGTTTGAAAGCTGCCCACCACGCTTCAAACGCGAGGCGGAACTGTTGGTCTTTGGCACAGAGTTGTTGTATCTGCACCAACGTCATGTCAATGATTTCCATTGTTATCCCTTTCGGTAGAATGGTTTTGCCATCGTTGTGAAGATGGCGGTCAAGATTCCTGCGAGCGTTGCTGCCATGGTTCCTGTCAGCGTCCCCCAATGTAACGTGAACACCGTACCGGTCACGATGAGGTCAGTGACCAGCGCGTGGTGCACTAACCAACTGCGAACTCCGCGTGATAGCTTGAAGAACACGAACAGAAATCCAACCCATACAACAATTCCGGCGAACAACCACTCGCTTTGGACTAAGAACACATTCATCGCACACTCCTCAAAAAGTTCAGGGGCCGAAGCCCCTGTGTTTTACTGTTCGAGCTTCTTCAGCTCTTCCAATTCCTTCATCAATTCCGCCATTCGCTCGGCGTCCGTTTTTGGCGCGCCTACGAACAGCGTTTTCAAATACCGCCCCGCAGTCTTGGCACCACTCGCCGCAGCGACTGCACCACGAGCGATCGCCTCACGGTGCCGCTGTGCAGCGAGCACGGGCATAACTTCGCCGTGCTGTTGTTTGAGGGCAGCAACCTGCTGTTGCAACTGTTCGATCGTCAATGTTTCGTTTTTAGCCATGATTGCTATTCCTAAAATCAAATAAGGCAAAATTGCCACATCAAAAAAGACAACGCCCCAGCGAGCGTCAGCGAGCTGGGGCAAAAAGTGTTTCAACGCTCGATGAAGCTCTCGGGGTGCTCTCGCAGCCGCTCGTCTTCTTCCAGCGCATAGGCGTCTTCCGCCTCGTAGTGCATCTTCCACTCATGCGCCTCTTTGAACGTGAGCTCGGTGTCGATCACACGGTCGTGATACATGAGCTTGTAGTTACGACGGTCTTCGTCCTCGCAGCCAAACAGCGCTTCCCATGAAGTGTCGCTGTGCTCGCTCAAGGTCATGGTCTTGATGGTGTACATAGACGTCATTTCACACCTCCGTTATTGATGTATTCGATGGCTGACTTAATCACATCAGCGTGACATTTGCGCGGGGCGCAATAACATTGCAACGCTAGTGATTTACCACTAGCGGCCTGTTGTGCGAGACGCTCTACTTCTCGCCAAGCTGCGCCGTTTGTACGGCGCTGAGCGTCAAGCCATCGCCGATATTGCGCGATGACGTAGTCTCGCTCTTGTTCGTTGTGCATTGGGAATGGATTCCCCAATGCACTAGGGCGACCGACATACACCAGCACTTCGTTGTCTGCCGCTACATACTTGTAGCGTTTGTTTACGACGCGGATCATTTTTGAATCTCCTTCGGTTGGTTAGTAACACATACCAAAGACAACGCCCCAGATCGCGCAGCGATCTGGGGCTCAAGGCTTACGGTTTCGGAGTCCAGAAACCGCCGAGCTCCTCATAGTCGTTCTCTTCGAGGAACTCGGCCAGCTCACGCTCACCGATGTTGTAGTCGCGGTAGCGGTCTTTCGCGCTGTCGGTGATGATCTTTGCACCGGCAGTGATCGCCAGCATGACCTCATCCCGATCGAACAGCACTCGGTTACGACGCGCACCGTTGACCGACACAAACACCACATCCGTCGGTACATATTCACCGCAATTCACCACTTCGCGCGGCAGCCCGGCGGCGTAGACTGCTGTACTGCTACCCGCAGCACCACGCCCAATGAATTTGTTCGCGAAGGACGCCTTGTCCTGATCTTTCGACCAGAACGGGTTGTTCGTCTTTGGCAGTTGCATAGCTAAACTCCTTAGCTGGTTAGTAACACATACCAAAGACAACGCACGGCGAGCGCCAGCGAGCCGTGCGATTCACCCGCGAACGCCCGCGACACCCGCGTGCGCCGGCGACACCCGCGACACCCGCGTGCGCCAGCGAGCGGGCCAAACCTCTAAAAACAAAAAAGCCCGCACGGTGGCGGGCTTCGGTAAGCGCTGGGGGGATTACGGGCATGCGGCGACCGCCACCCGAATGGGGTAGTTTTGCCCCCCGGTGGTGGTGCATTTCACCGTCAGTATGAATACGTTTGGCGTGTCGGCCTGTTCAATCATTTTTTCAGTCGCGTGCGGGTATGGTGTGTGCCCCCGCGCCAACAAAAATGATTGGACGGCGGGGGGTAGAATGCCCGAGCCAAGAAGGTCGTCCATACCGTCGTTGTTCACAAATACGATGTCGTTTTTCATTGTGTTGTCCTGTTGTTGGTTAGTAACACACACCAAGGACAACGCACCCGCGAGCGCCAGCGAGCGGGTGCGAAAAGTGTTAAGCCCGCCAACCTTGCGGTCAGCGGGCATGGACGGTCAGAACTGCACCTTGACCGTCCGTCCTGTCCGTATTGCCTCCGCGCGCGCGGCTTCCATGCGGCGACGAATCTCCGCCCGCCGGGCCTCCTCCTCTGGAGACACCACGAACGTCGGCCGCTGTTTGGGCGCCGCCGCTGCACTACGACTACGCAGCGCTGCGTTCTCGGTGCGCAGCCGGTCGCACTCGGCGCGCAGTGCCTCGACTTGCTGTTGCAGTTGTTGTTTGGTAACGGCCATGATGAATCCCCTACGTTGGTTAAGAACGCATACAGAAGCCAACGAGCTATCGAACGCAGAGAGATGGCTCAATGGGGGGCGGGGGTCTAAGCATCCTTTTCCCACAACCGCAAATCCGAATCCGAAGTGGGGGTGTCAGGCGGCAGAACCGGGGAGGGAGGCTCCAACCCCACGTACCCAGAACTGAAATGAGAGAACTGAGTTCTCAGGGTTGAGAACTCAGTTCTCCCGCCCCGACAAAACCGATCCGAAGCCACCCCCGCCCTCTCGATTCGCTGCAACTGAAAATTTTTGCTAAAATTTTTTCGTTCTAACTTCGATCTATAATCGACTCATGGCACAGCAAGCTAAACGCGGAGCGCACGCGACGGAAGAAGCCAAGGCCAACCGAGTGGCGGCTTTGCGTGCCCGCTCGCCCAACACGGGCGACTTGACGGGTACTGCCGCAGCCAATCCCGACCGACCGCTCACGACCAGAATGAAGGAGTTCGTGAAGCTGTGGGCGCAAGGTGAGTCGATCCTCAGTGCCGCGCTCAAGGCTGGCTACAACGATGGCGGCACATATGCGTACCGGCTGGCGAAAGACCCGGCGATCCTGAAGATTTATCACCGGGAGAAAGAGGCATACGCAGCTTCAGTCGGTATGACCCGGCAGCGTGTGATGGAGGGGCTGCTGGAAGCTGTGGAGATGGCGAAGATTCAGGCCGATCCGACGGCGATGATCGCCGGCTGGCGTGAGGTCGGGAAGATGTGCGGCTACTACGAGCCGGTGAAGAAGCAGATCGACGTGAATATCACCGGTAACGTGGTGATGGAGCGTTTGAACCGTCTCTCTGACTCCGAATTGTTGAAGCTGATCGAGCAACAGACCACAAACGCCCTCGAAGGTGAGTTCGCCGAGGTCGTCGGGGGCGATGAGGACAACGAAGATGAGTGATAGGGCCAAACTTCAGGCCGAACTCGCCTCGCGGGTGCTGTCCCGCCGCCGGCTGCTGCCCTTTATCCAGCGGATGAACCCGAAATACTTGGCTGGATGGGTGCATGAGGACATTTGCCGGCGTCTGGAGCGCTTTTCCGACGACGTGGAGGCCGGTAAAAGCCCTCGGCTGATGCTGTTGATGCCTCCACGCCACGGCAAATCCGAAATCGCCTCAAAAACCTTCCCTGCGTGGCATCTGGGGCGTTATCCAGACCACGAAATCATTGCGTGTTCGTACAACCTCTCGCTGGCGATGCAGTTTTCGCGCCGGGTGAAGCTGTTGCTGCAGGATGAGAGCTATCAGACGGTGTTCCCTGACACCATCCTCGACCCGAACAACCAGTCAACCGAGGAATGGGGTCTCGCCGGCAAGCGTGGCGCCTACGTGGCGGCGGGTATCGGCGGCGGTATCACCGGTAAGGGCGCGCACGTCCTCATCATCGACGATCCGATCAAGAACGCGGAGGAAGCCGACAGCGCAAACACCCGTGAAAGCATCTGGGATTGGTACGGCTCGACAGCGTATACGCGCCTTGCGCCGGGCGGCGGCGTTCTGGTTATCCAGACGTGGTGGCATGACGATGATCTTGCTGGCCGCATCCAGCAGGCTATGGCGGAAGATGAGGAGGCTGACCAGTTCGAGATCATCAAGTACCCGGCGATCGCCGAGGAAGCCGAATTCCTCGACACAGAGACCGACCTGATCGTGCGTGTCCCGGTGGATGCCAAGGGCGAGGCCGAGACGCTGCAGGCAGCCAACGACGCCGGCTACGACATCACCCAGCTGAAGTACCTGCGCTCCAAGGGCGACGCCCTGCACGCCGACCGGTACGACCTCTACAAGCTGCAGCGGATCAGGAAGACGCTGGCCCAGCGCTTCTGGTCGGCGCTCTTTCAGCAGAACCCGGTGCCTGACGACGGTATGTACTTCACCAAGGATCAGTTCCGCCGGCGCTCCGTGCCCGGTGTGAAGGAGGCGAACGTCTATATCGCGTTCGACTTTGCGATCTCGGAGAAACAGACTAACGACTTCACCGTTGGATCGGTCGGTCTCCAAGACTTCGATGATGTTCTACACGTCGCCGAAGTCATAAGGTTCAAGAGCAAGGACGCCTTCTTCATCGTTGATAGTATTCTGAATCTTGCCCAACGCTGGTATCATCCCTCCCTAACGATCGGCCTTGAAGACGGGCAAATCTATCGCTCGATCGAAGCACTGCTGAGGAAGCGGATGCGTGAGCGAAAGTTCTACCCGAGCATCGAGGTGCTCCGACCGATTACCGACAAACAAGCCCGTGCGCGAGCGCTCCAAGGACGTATGCAGCAAGGCATGGTCAGCTTTAACGATCAGGCCGAGTGGTACGACGTGGTGCGCAACGAGATGTTGCGCTTCCCTGCGGGTGTTCACGACGACTGCGTTGATTCCTTGGCGTGGTTGGCACAACTGGTGGTAGGCAAAGAGGCGCCGCGCCCACCGCGCGCCAAGCAGCTCCCGAGCTGGAAGGACAAGCTCAAGACCGGGGGTTCCGGCAGTACTTCACACATGGCGGCATAGGACAAGGAGAGAGACATGGGCATGTTCGACGGCCTGCGGGCGGCGTTCAAGAGTTATCGTACTGGCACCACCAGCGCAGCGAAGCGCGCGATCGACTCGATCGACAACCCCGACG